CGTCTACGGTGAAAGAGATCGCCGGCGCTTGCTGGATGTCTTTGCCGTTGGTTGTCACATCCTGGCGGTCGGCAAGATGAAGGACACGGGCAACGATTCCCGAATCGTACTGTCCACATAATGCGCCCTCCAACTGGTCTGCCTCGATAGCCACTCGCACGTGCGTAAGGAGGTCGCAAAACTCGTCTTCGTATCGGCGGAATGTGTCTTTGCTGATCTTTGCAAATTGGCAGAATCCCACTAATGTCAGGGGACGCTGTGTTGGAACCGCAATTATTTCCCCTGCTGAAACCTTGTTGATGTAAACCGGATTCGCTTTCACCCATTCGACATACTCTTCGAACTTGGCTTCAAGGGCTTCGGGGGTATATGCACGAGGGCGGCCCACTTTGCAGGCTGTTCCCGTACGCTTTATTTCATTCTTCATATAGATTAATGGTTAATAAATTAAGCCGACTTTGCTTTCTGGGATACTGCCACCTGCCGGCGCACGGCGTCGTTCTCCTGAATTCCCAGAATGACAGGGTTGTAATTAATTTCCTCGGTTCCGGCGTTTTTGGGGGCGGAGATAGACAGATACAGATCGCCGTCCTCCTCGTACAGATCGACATAAAGGCGGGAATCGTAATCGACGATATAGGGCGTTCCGTTCGATGTTATGGCATACGCTGTGCCGTTAATGCCGTCCGCTTCTGCAACCCATTGGCTGTCTTCATTCTTGCCGTCCAAGCGCAGATAATACGTTGCTGCCACCACTCCGTCCACTTTCAGTTTCAGCAGTTGGCAGTCGCAGATGTCGTTTTCGCCTGTTTCTACCGAATATATGGCGAATATCTGCCCGAATTGGGCTATATACACCGGCTTCGTGTAGTCGAGGTTGTAGAGATCGAGAGCCGTGAGTTTTGCCCGAATGGTGATGATCCGCAGACGGTCCACGACTTTCTGGTAGGAGGCGTATCGGGTCTTTACAATGCCTTCCTCGCCGCCGAACTTCATCCACGGATCGAATACGCCAATACATCGGGCAATGCCCGACATAAACGCTCCCCGCCCCGATAATATTCGTGGCGAACACTCCGAATAAGTGATATTCTCCTTGTCTTCTGTACTGTGATCCTCGTAGATCGGCACCAATGCACAATTCACCTCGTTTGTAGTTGCGTTCTCCGACGCCGAGAAAGGCAGCGACACAAGTTCCGTTTCTTTCTCGATATTCTCGTTGCGGATCGTGATGGTGCCGTATGTGTCGGTCTTTACATCGTCGTCATTATCATAGTCGAGGATGTTGCTTTGGGCGAGGTCATCGATGGTGAAAATCGATGCGTCGGGCATATCCACCCGGTGAAAATCGTTCAGTATTACCCGGTCGCTCCAGTCGATGAT